CGTCATTTCCAGGAATACCTTGAGGTCCTTGTGGACCAGTCAATCCAATTGGTCCTTGAGGTCCTATTGCCCCATCAGCACCGTCATTTCCAGGAATACCTCACCGTCATTTCCAGGAATACCTTGAGGTCCTTGTGGACCAGTCAATCCAATTGGTCCTTGAGGTCCTATTGCCCCATCAGCACCGTCATTTCCAGGAATACCTTGAGGTCCTTGTGGACCAGTCAATCCAATTGGTCCTTGAATCCCTCCATAAGGCAAAGAGTTCCATGCAGAAATTCCATCACCTATTTTGAAAAGATGTGTATCTTTTTCCAACCCAAGTTCTCCTTCTAAAAGAACAGGATTAATGGTTGACCAATCAACAGCTAAACCTCGTCTAAATTGAAAAATTCCAAAACTCATAATATTTTAATTTATTGAACCAAAATCTATTTTTAAATTACCGGAATGATTTGTTGATGGATTTCCTCCATCTATTATAGCAGATGTTACGGCGCCGCTACCTCCGCCTGTTGTTTCTAAAATTTCTATCTTTTGTTTTATAAGCTTGAAATTGCTCATTAAAACTAAAGGCGAAACTACTGCATCTGTTGTTATTATGTTTATCATAATGTATTTATTTCTGCTGCTTTATTCAACTTATTGTTTTCTTTTTCCACTTCTTTTGAAACAACAAACACTTTAATATTGTCAATACGTTTATTTGTTGCGTCAATTAGTTCTTTTGTTCCATTATCGTGTAAATAAGATACGTCACCTGGGGTGCCAAGTTGTTTACCAAATGAACCGCCGTATTCAAGTTTACTTAGTTTGCCGCCAATCGCAAAACGTTTTCCACCGCCTGCTTCGTTTATTTGTGAAGCAATTTGCTTTGTTGTTCCTGTTACAGTGTAAACGTCAGATAAACTTGCAGCACGTTTATTTATTATTGCTAACTCTCCACCTTCTGCTTCAGCTGTGTTAAACGGCACACCACCTTGCGCATGTGATGGACCATTTATTTCACCGCCTGAACCTAACCAACCACCAGCTGAAAACTTTTGACTGTTTATTTCATTTACACGTAAAGCATATCTTGCAGCTGCCAAAGCGCCAAGCACAGCAAATTGAATCAAACCAGCTGCTCCAAACGTTGCTGCGTTGGCAGGGTTAGCAGCGGCTTGAACAGCTATGTTTGCCAATTCAGTTGCTAATGCAATTTTGGCTTCTGATTTTTTTAGCTTCTTTTGTTCTTCAAAAGCTTTTTTCTCAATCTCTTGTTTCTTCTTTGCGTACTGACGATTGATACTATCTTCTTCAGCTTGGCTTTGCGCTCTGCTTAATTTTTGACTTTTTTCTATTTCAAGTTTACTTAACTCATATTCCTTTTCTTCTTCAATGCGTGCACGTTTTTGGTCAAAATAACTGTTCATTGCTTCTTTAGCAATATCAAACGATTGCGATATTGCTTCACCTATAAAAGCATATCCTTCTTTGTCTTGACCATTTTCATCTTTAGGAGTTAATAGATTTGATAATTCCCCTTTTAATAAATCAGCTAAACTTGTATATGATTGTAAACGCTGCTTGAATGACTTACCCATTCTTTCAGTGTTCGCTTCAATTAACTCAGCCGCTTTACGGTCACGTTCAGCAAGGAAGTCATAATATTCTTTTGCTGAAATTTGACCAGTCTCATACAGTTTTTTAATCTGCTCAAATTGAGCATTTAAAGAAGCAAGTTCACGTGCTAACGTTCCAAAGTTTTCTTCTTTATCGAGTTGTTTAGTACTTTTATTTTGTTCAAGAAGTTCGCGCCGTTTAGCAGCCATTTGAGCTTTAAATTCAGCAAGCTGCGTATCACCAGCTGTTTTAATATCTTCTAAACGAGCTTTGTCGATTTCAATAAGGTCATCTGCAAGTTTATCATTTATGTCTTTTATTTCTTGAGCCCATTTCTTTTCATTATCAATGCTTTTTATAAAGTATTGGTTCTGCAAAATAAGTGATTCATTTTGATATTTTACAGTTGCCTCTTTGTTGCGTTTATCTACAGCAAGACGGTTTTCTGCATTTTCAGTTTTTGATTTCTTAGGGTCATCTTTGAACTCTTCAAGTTTGAAATTCTTATCAAGTGCTTCTTGTTTTATCTTGTATATTTTTTCATTAGTATCTTTTTCGCTGTTTATTTTATCAAGCTGAAATTCTGAAATACGGTTTTTTTCTTTATCACCTGCTTTTAAAACAACTTCAAGTTTTTTATCAGCATATTCTTGAGTGATTGAATTTATTTTTTCGTAGAATGTAACTTCATCAATTTCACCTTTTTTGAAGCGTATTTCAGCTATGCGTTTTTGGGCATCTTCTTCATCTTTCAATTGCTTCAAACGTTCATCGCGTATTTCCTGCGCTGTTTTCTTTTTATTAGTAACACTGTTTTTTGTTTTTTCAAAAGGTTTATTTGCTTCATTTGTTATTTCACTGTCTTGGTTTAATATGGCATTTTGAAGTTCCGTATTAGAACCTACCATATCATAAAGAACTTTTAACTCATTGTTTACTTCATCAAGTTCATTGTTTAAATCACGAACCTGTTGCCCAGCAGTACCTTTTCCTATTCCTACACGTGAAGCTAAATCTTTTATAAAAGCACCAGCTCCTGTTTTTTGATTAAGCGTTTGGCTATCATCTTCAGCGGCAGCTATTGATTTTTTACTTTCAAGTTCAAATTTCTTTTTCTCTTTTTCAGCAAGTACATCGCCTATGGCCTTTACGCGTGCTTGTTGTTGTAAACTTATTATCAAGTCATCAGATACTTGTTTAAGCTTATTCATATCGATTGCCTCACCTTGTAAAGCTTCACGATACTTAGGGCTTATTTCAATTAATTTTTCAAGAGCAGCACGACGGGTTTTATCGCTCAAACTTGCATCAGTAGCTATTGTTGTGTATTGACGTATTTTTGATATTACGTTTTCTGTTGCTTTTACAACACGTTCAGAAACTTCTGCATTAACTCGTTGAGCAGCTGCAAGTTCTTCTTGACTTTTTGCAAGAGCTTTTACTTCTGTTTTAGCTGTTGATGCTTTTGCGCTCATCACACCTATGACAGTAGTTAAAGCAGTTATAAGCCCAACTGCTATTCCTACAGGTGAACTTAAAAAAGCAAAAGCCGCAGCTAATACGCGAACTGCAACACCTGCGCCTAATGAAGCCGCTGTTGCTGCACCTGTTGCAATAGCATAAGCATTTGTTATAGTTATAGCAGCCGCTCTTACTCCATTTGATATTCCAAGTTGAATAGTTTCAATAACAAGCGCAGATTTCTCTAATATAAAAGCTGCTGCTAATCTTAATTTAGAACCAATCCACGTGTCTGTTAAACCAATCATCAACAATATTCCTGTTGCCACAACAGGAAAAGGAATAGCTACTAACACGGTCGCAAAAGCAACAAGAACTTGTAAAAATTTATTGTAAACAGGTATTAACTTTTCTCCAAGAAGTTCTTGTTGGTTTTTTAACTCTTGTTTATGTACAGCCATTTCTCCTGATGCCGTACTTTCAAAAACCTCAGCAGAACCTTTTACTTTTTCTGCAAGTTTAGTTGTCAACAGTGTATAAGCCTCAGTTGTATTTTTCGTATCTTTTAAATTGATACCATATTCTTTTAAAGCTTTACCTTGTCCTTCTAAACCTTTTATGATAACTGATGTTGCTTCACCAATTCCAATTCTTTGGTTGCGCGCAAAATCAACAATTAAAGGTAGTAAATTTTTAATTTGAGTTTGTGTAACTTTTCCGTATGTCACAAGTTTTTCAGCCGCTTCTGTTAAATCATCGTTGTCTAACGATTTGAATTTTTCTGCGAGCTCATCTATTGTATCTTTAATACCTTCTAATTCGTTACCACGCCCCATATTGTTAAGACGCGACTCAAATCTTGCAACAGCTAATTCCGCTTGTTCAAATTCTGAAATTGCTCCTGAAGTAAAATTTTGAATGGCATTTATTCCTGCTTGTATACCAACAAAAGCAATTGCAGTATTTACAAGTTCAGATGAAAGCTGTTTAAATCCATTTTTAAGTCCTTCAGTTACTTGATTTCCTACTTGTCCAGCCGATGAAATGTGTTGGCGCATTTCACCAACCTGTGTACCGAGTTCTATAGCTTGTTGCCTGTTTTCAATTAACTTCTTTTCAATTGCTTCAAGCCCTTCAGTACCAGCAGTCTTTAATTCTTGATATTCTTTTTTAAGCACTTCAAGTTGGTCATCCAGTTGTAAAAGCGCTGCTTCGCCTTTTTGAACTTGTTGCTTTAAAATTTCACCCATATCAGCGGACTTAAAGGCGTTTATAATGCCTTTAGAGTATTCGCCTACCAATGTGCCGTCACTTGCCAATGTACGATTAAAATCGTCAACAGCTCGTTTTGCTTCAATAGCATCAGCTTTTATTTTTTCAAATAGTGGGTCATTAGGTGAAGTTGAACGGTACAACTCACTTAAACGTTTTGATTCTGCAAATAATGCTTTGTAAGAACCTGCGGCCAATTCACCATTTTGCTTTGCTTGCAATTCGGCTTTAGCAATACGTTCTTGTGCAGTGATTAAAGCATCTGCTTCTTTTATTGCAATACGTTTCTCAGCGTTTAATTTCTTAAGCGCGATTTCACTTTCAGCAATAACTTTGCTTTGCTTTTCAATTTGAACAACGTCACCAGGATTTGCAATAAGTATTTTCTGCGCTTCCTTTTTTATTTGTGTTTGTAGTGCAATTTCTTGGTTGAGCTGTTCAACTTTTTTAGTTGCAGCTTCAACGCCAAGAACTTCTATTCTGTAAATCCGTTTTAATTCTTTACTGTTATCCATTATTGCTGTGGCGTTGGTATGTCATTCGCCAAACATTTTAATTGAGCATATTTAATATCATAGCTGCTTCCATTCAAACTGTCGTTTATAACACTATCGTTTGAAGGATATGTAAAAATAAAATCTTCTTGACTAACTGGTGCCCATTTTCTCAAAAAACATTTTGTTGATTGCGGCAACAGCGGTTTAAAATCATTTATTTGAACAAGCTCCCATTTTTGTCCTTTTATTATCTTGTATTCACGGTGCGCAAACTTAGTTGCGTCATTATTGTTTAAATTCAAATATGTATTATAATATTGACCATTGCGCATGATGGCTAAACGTTGCCAAAAAAATCTTTTCAACAAACCAACACCTAAAACTTCTGAACCTATTATAGTTCCAATCTTTTCATCACTATAACTGAATATGGGGTCAATATGCCCACCTTGCTTATAGTTAACGGCAAACATGAATGGCAAAGTTGTTTTAATGTCTCCATCAAATTTCCATCCGCCAACTCCAGCCACATTACCTTTGTACCAGCACAATTTGGGGGCGAATGTATTTTGCGCTTCACTTCTTGAAGTGTTTGAAATGTTTTCCGGTACAATTACAACAAACTGAGGTGATATACCCGTTATATCTTTAAACTGGTCGGCTTCATAATGCATAACCGCAGAGAAGAAACGATTTTCAAATTCTTTTTTACCTGCTTTAAATCTGTCAGGAAAAACATACTTGCCAGAACCTAATTGGTTTTGGTTACGGTCTTGAATCAGTTTAAAAATACCATCATTGTTGTCGTTTTTAAACCTGAAATAAACTTCTTTTTCATAATCACTAAACAGTTCAAGTGTAGATTCTTTATTTAAGTCTTGTTTATCATTCCAATCAAGAGTTTGACCATTGAAAAATTTACCGTTGACGTGGCTACCGTGGCACGGTTCCATTAAAACAACTTTGTTCACATTATCTGTCGCAACCGAAATGTTGAAACAATCAATAATACCTCTTAATAAGTCAAGAAATTTTATCCTTTTCAAACTGTTATATGAGTCAAATTGAATTGTTCCGCCTAAAGGTATTCTGAAATAATCAACTTGGAATTGTTCAACTCCAACTTCCATGTGCGTGTAACCTGTTTTTGATTCAAATCTGCGCCCACGTATTCTGCAACTTATTGTATCTGTATTAGAAACGTTTTGTGTAAAGAATGATGTTTTTATTCCTGTGTCAGTTGTAGGTCCTCCTATTGTTATATAAGGAGCTTGTACATGTGCTATATGTTCTACATATATCTCTGCTCCGTTTTTAAACCAATGAACCCAAACATCTCCATTGCTGTTGTTTGTCGCTTCTAAATTTACAGACACGTCAATGCTAAACGTTGCTTCAAGTGAACCGTAATTTGGATTGTTATACGTCCAACGCATTTCATAGTTGTTACCAGGATTCCAAGTATAGTCACCATTTGCAATTGTATTATTATTATCAAACATTCCATCTGTCGAATCATTAGAACAATTGATGTCTATGAATTGAGCAGTTGTCATGTTACCACCGCCATAATATGGTTGAGGACTGCGTGCTCTGAATTTATGTATGTCGTATTTAGTTCCTTCTGAACTTAGAAAATTTCCCCACACCCACGGCATAACAGCTTTTCTAAAATATACTGTATCAAAAAACTCAGAATTTATTTTATATCCAATAGTTTTAAAACCCCAAAATAAAATCCAATACACAGAAAGCGCGGGCTTCATGCTTCCTATAGAAACATTATTTTCATTTTGCAAAGTATCATCTAACCAATTGCCGTATTTTGCTGGAGCGAAAACATAAGGTAAATTTTCATCTGTTCCATCAAACGCCCATGAATTTTCTATTGTGGTTTTTGTAAAAGGAAAACTTAAATTTTTAAGTATATCAAACAACGTTAATTCTTTTAAATCAATCATCCAATCTGCATTACCTCCATAACAATTAAGCTTATAACTCACTGGCCTATTTGTGTGCGTAGCTTCTGTTAAAAACGCTTTTCCTACCAATAGCTCATATCCATTTCCTAAAATTGTACACGGCCTATGATTGCGAAATATTTGTCCGGTTGTAAGGTCTTCTATTGAAACGTTGTGGTATGTATTCAATAGCAAATCATTGTTGAGAGTTGCAGGAACAGAAATATTGAAAGATTCAGTTCCCTTTTTTTGTTGAAAATTTTCTGAATCTTCTAATTGATAATTAAAAGAAATTGGTAAAGCGTCTAAGTCGTTAAGTTCAACTTCTTTACCTGATATGTACATTTTTAAATATTTCATCAGTTCCTGATTGTTAAATATTCATTTGAAAGTTTGAATTCTATTGTAAAAGTATATCTGAACTCGTTTTGATTTTTTAACTTATCAAACTTTTTAGAAGTTATGATAATTGGAAGCATATAATCAGCTTGACCCTGTTGCCCTGTTTTTTCTAAAAACACTTTAGGACTGTCAGAAAGTTCTTGCAACCAAAGCATTGCCTCTTCATTATAACAATTTGTAACAGCTTCATAAATGTCATTTGACTTTATATCAAATCTTTCTGCTCCAGTATTGTGCTTTTGCAAAACATTAGGAAGTCCTTTTTCATATTCTTTTGAAGATGTTTCATGAATTATTTTTGGCTTCATAAAATTGACAGCGTCATACGTTCCTAAATAGTTCATAAAGTGTAAACGTATTTTATCATCTTTGCAACAACATTGAAGCTGATTAATAGGAGTTGTTGCTATTACAGTTGTGTTTGATGCGTCCAATATTTCCAAATAATATTCAACCACGTCTGTAAAATTTATTGACGTGAAAATGTTACTCAAATTCTTTGGTCCATCAGGAATATAGAATATAGGCATTAGTTTATATTTATAAGTTGTGAATCAATTAATAAACATTCTGTGTTTATAGCAAACGTTTCGCAAAGTCCACCGCCTCCACACGTAGAAATTGTTTGAAAACCTGTTTGTCCTTTTAATTTATAGTTAAGTCGTAAACAACCAACGGTTCCTGTTTTCAAAATTATGGGAAAATAATCACTGTCATTGTTACAAATTTTATAAGATGATGGTCTATGTGTTAATGGCCATGCTGAATTATTCCAAGTTCCATTTTTAAAATAAGATAAATGCGTTTCTAAATCTTGATTATCTTCATGTTGAAGGGTAGCGTTAACAACAAAAAACGAATTAGATTCTGTACCACCTCCTGGCGTAGACGGATTGCCTTGAATAGGAACAGGAACGTCAGGGTTTATAAATCCATTTGAATCTATAGTTGATGAACGTATTCTTACAAAAACACCGTGTAATAAATCTTGAAGTATAGATGAACCTCCATTTGCAGGAACGTATTTAAGAATATATTCTTGCAAAGCGTCCTGTATATCAAATTGGAAAGGTGCTTGAGTTTTAGAAAAGGTTTTGTAATACTGTCCTTCTATATACACATCACAATACACGACAGGGGGGTTATCGGTAACATCCGCACTAATTATAATTGGTCTATATGCGGCCATTAATCGCCCTGCTGCAGGTTGTCCTGTTATTGTTATCATTTTAAAAACGTTTTATCCAATGAAAGCACCGCTTCTTCATCGATGCTGTTGAAATATTCTTCTTCTTGTCTTTTGAAAACCGTATCAATTGCCCCAATCACTTCGCCTGTCTTACTGAACTGTTTACTTGAATCAAGCGGTTTACCTTCTTTTTGCCACTTGCGCCAAATAGCTTCTGCAATAGTTTCTGGACTTGTGTAAAATCTTCCTGCATCTGGCAATCCACGTTTTCTTACCCACTGAACTAAGTTTTTAAATTCAGTAGAATTTTTATTGAAAGCAGGAATGTCAGCAGCTTCAACACCTTTTTCCAACTGTTGCAAAAAAGCATAAGCATAAGCTTCCAAAATTATTTCGCCTTCGTTCAATATTTGCCTTTCTTCAAAAGAACGTTCAAGGTCACCAGTCAAATAGTGGCCTTGTAGACGTAATTCCTTTTTTATGTCGTCAACAATTTTGAAATTTATCTTTGCTATGTTTGCGCCGTTTAACATTTACATTTTTTCTTTATTAGGCGTGATAAAATTGCGTTTATTCCAGCAGCACAAAATACACATGCACCAAATTCAAAATTGCTTTGAACTGCTGTTCCACCGTTGCAAATATACAAAGCAATAATAACAGGTGACCACCAAACAGTCATACAAGTCGGACAATCATACAAAGGTTTTCTAAGATACGCAGGTAATTGGCCAAGTGATTTGTCTACAAAACTAAAAATCATGCCTGGCCAAGTGCAGGCATGGATAAAGTAAATTGCAAATGCTGATATAGCGGCTAATTCAAACATTGTTTATTTGATTTGAAAAACTGTAAAATATGTTCACGACAACGCCAACAGTTCCAATCGTCATGCTCTCCAGACGTATCAATGAACTCTTCATATACATCAAAAAGGTATTCCATCGGAGTACCTTTTTCTTGAATGTTACAAGCTTTATCAATTAAACCTTCATCCAATATTTTTTTCCTTATATCAGCAGGAATTTTTTTCACTGCTACTAAATTCCAATCAGTCATTATGTTTGTGTTGAGGGTGAATAACTTCATCAGGCACAACTATTTTAGTTAAATAATCGGCTGGATAATCGTTTATTGCGCAATCATTTCCATGCAATGTTCCTGTAAACCTTATTGCAACACCTGAAATTCTATCTTCACCGAATTTGCTGAGACGTGTAACTTTTACATTGCCTGCATCTATGTTGAATTGCACGGCAATCGGTAAACCAGATTGCAATTTTGCGCTTCTTGTAAATGAATCAAGCACAGAAATAAAATCGGCTGCTGCTTGTTTCATGTCTTTCCAATCATACCACACTTCATGTGTGCTTTGACGTGTGCGCGGGTTTGACTGGTCTTTATATGTTTGGCAAACAAATAAAAGCGTGAAATAAAATTCTTCTTTCTGTTGTCCATTCTGTGTAACAATGTTGCTAACAGGCGGCACACAAACACAAAGCGGATATTTCTTTTCAGGAATACTTGCAACTAACGTGCCAAGATTATTTGCATTTAAGTCTTGACCCATGTCAGCAGACACATGGTATCTGCCTTCAATGACGAAGGACTGTTCAAGTACTTTCTTGAACAGTCCTTTATCACGGTCGTATATGAATAATTCGTCCATATTACGCTTGTCCTCCGTTTATGTGATGAATTTTTGGAGCTGCTGCTTGCAACTCAATTCCTTTGATAACTTCTTGCCTGATAGGCGCAACCAAAGCTTCCCAGTGTTCTGCAACACGTTGGTTAAGTTCATACACATCGGCCATTTCTTCAAGTGTTAAACCCATTTGCTCAGGTGTTCTTGCTTCCAAGTTGTTTGCTAAAACTGCTACAATGTTCGCATTTAAACCGTGTGTATCAGTTTCAAGCAATTTGCGGTACTTGGTTTGAGGGACTTGCAAACCAGCAGCACTTGCATGTTGCAAAGCTTTTAAGGCATGTGGATGCCACGCTTTAAGGTCATTGTTCCAACTCAATTGAACTTTGTCCAATCTGTTGTTGATTTCTTGGGCAGCCATTTGCTGCTGTTGAATGTTAAGCTTCATTTGTTTATTTTTTGTAAAGTGATTTTATTGCTTGGTTCTTTTCTTTTTCATTTGACGCATACATCAGAACCTTATATGCTTGCGCCAGTTTTGCGCATTCGACAGAATCAAGGCCAGAACCTTGTATATCAAACATTTTTGTTTTGGCGATTTCACTCAAAAAGTCCGTCCAACCCCACTCTTCATAATATGCGACTAATTCAGGTGTTGTGTCTTCGTCACCGCCACTTTTGCTGAAGACACTAAATGTTTCCTGAAGATACTTATTGAGCTGTTCAAAAAAAAAGCTACGGACAATGCATGGTTTAAAGGAATGTTGTTCATAAACTCCATCCTGTCTTCAAGTAACTTGTCTGTAAATATTTCATCTTTCTTTCTCAAGTAGATGCAACATAAATAAGCAAGCGCTTCCCATTTGCCTTGACCAAGCTTTGTGATTTGCCGCACTACTTCTTTGCCTGTTACGATTTCATTGAAATTCATAGTGCTTCCAGGCGTTACACGAAAATCTTGAATGCACCATTTTTCGCCTTCAAGTTCTATTTCCATTGGAAAATCACGTGCTGCGTTTTCTGATTCTTTCAAAAGTGAACGTGTAATACGGTATTGAAGCAATATATCAGTCAAATCAATTTCATTTGATTCAAAGAAATTGAAACCGGTAAAAAAAGAATACCATGACAAAGCTTCTTTGTCAATATGAAGTTCAAAGTCTATTTCTTTTTCAAAATCGTCTTTGTCCGATTCAAATATTGCCATAAGCTCTTCATCAAGTTGGCGACCATATTTTTCGTAATATTCAACAAAACGGCCAAGCGACACTTGTGAAATGTCGCTTGGCACATTGTGTTGAACACCGTTTATCGCTACAATCATTGCTTTTCAATTAAGGCTTTTTTAATTTGGTCGATATACTTCACATCGATTTTCTTAGGGCTGTCTTCAGTAACAGGAAGGCCGGCACGTTTTGCAACACCGCGAATTACAAGGTCAGAATGTTCATCCAAAATTTTATCTGATTCAATTTTAGTGAACAGTGGTTCAAGTGCATCCACTTTTTCTTTCAATTCTTCGGCAGCAATTTCATCAGCTGATTTTATTTTCTCAGGTACCTTGGGAGCTGAAGGTTTTTCACCTGGTTTAAAATCTTGGCCTTTCAATTTTGTAACTGTGCCAAATGTCTCGCCAGTTTCAGGCGAACCGCTTGCTTTCTGTTTCATCAGATTGATTGTTTTGTCCAATTGCAATCCAACCATGTCTGACAAACCAGGGGCTTCGGTCAATGTTGTTTGTGCTTTTTGCTTTACCTTCTCAAGGTCAGCAATAAGTGCATTGATTTGCTTTTCCATAATTTGTTTTATTTTTTAAATTGCATCTAAAATACTACTTTTTCTATTACCATGTACGATTTCTGAGCGCATTAAATCAAAATGAACGCGTAAACTGATAGAATCGCCAAAATCTGGTGACCTTCCTTTCAAAATTATCTTCTGTTGTTCTTTGGAATTGATTTGATATTTATTTTCTGGGTCAAGCTTTTCTTTCTTGATTGCACGCAAATCAGCTTTTATGAACTCACGAACATCAACAACTTTTCCTTTGTATTTCATTTTAGTTCCGTAAACTCCATCAATCACAACATTTTCATTGTGGAGTATTACACTCACTTCATTCATGTTCACATGCTCAGCTAAACGGTAATAGAATTGCGTCTTGCGGTTCACATACGATTCTCTTACTGCATCACGATTTCCTTTTTTAATTTCACGAACTTCAATAGGTGCTGCTTTGCCTGAGAAACCGATATACGAACCAAGTTTAACAACGCCACCACCAACACCGTCTTGGTCCACAATCACATTGCCTTTTATCACATTGAACTTTGCGCGAAGCTTTTCAATTGCTTCAACACATTCGTTGGCGTCGTTTTTAGTCAATATTTCAATGTGCAATACTTTCCAACCAGCCCATACGATTATCACAGTGAAGTCGTTACCTAATCGCGCAACGTCTGCTGTGATATACCGGTTGTTTGTTGTTGACGGATATTGGTTTTCAAATATAGCCTCAATTGCTGCATAATCCATCAACGACAATTTGTCTGTGCGTATCTTCCAATTACCGCCAAGCAATCTTATCTTTTCTTCTTCAGGCAATGCCATCAAATTCGCCAAATAACCTGGGTCCGTTTTAAGAAGCTTTTGGTTTTCATAAATGTCTCCAGGAATAAATGTGATTGACTTCACAAAATCTTCTGTGACTTTTAAATGTGGTACTTGCTCTAAAACCTCTTGCTTACTGTCGCCCCAAACCATCACATCATTGTCAACAAGAAAATAACGAAGTTTGCCAGCTCGCTCAGGTATTGGATAACCATCTTCACCAATCCACCATTCAATAAGTTCTGCAACAAACGAATCAGGGTCCGGATTACATGTTGCGCGCACATAAGGCTTTACTCCACACGTTGACCTGTTACGTGACAACATATAAAAGAATTGCTTTTTTGTGAAGTGCGTAAGTTCATCAAATATAATAAGGCAGTATTCAGCACCTTGATGGTCATAAATATTTGACTCATGCTCAAGATGCGAAAACTTCACTATTGCACCGGATGGAAATACCCAATCCAATTGTTGTTCACGTGCTTTGCCTGCAAGACGTGTGTATATTTCTCTTGACTTATCCCACAAACCACCTGGGTTACGTATTTGTGTGGTAGTTCTACGAAAACACATTGCCGTAAAACCTTTCACATTCTTGTGATAAATAGGCTCAAGCAGTTCTGCAAACGTCTTACCAACACCAGCAGCACCGCCGCCAATAACAATATCGGCAGACGATGCTAAGAAGTCTGTTTGAAAGCCTGGTTGCGGTTTTATCATTTTATAAAGCCGTTTGCAAAGAACAATATAACGGCTCTCCAAAATAAAACAGTAATTATACAAACTACTGACCACGTTATAACAGCTGTCCAATTAATTTTTTTCATTGTGTATATCTTTTTTAGGTAACAAAACAACATCATTTCCGTTGGAGTCAGTTTGTGCGACTTTAGTCACACCATCTGCACCAATCATTTTAGCCAATTTATCCAAAGCCGCAACCTTGTCATAAAATTTGACTTTCTTTGTGTTTCCAATAAACGTGCGGTCGTCTCCACGCCCTTGGTATTCTTCAAACACTTCAATACTTGCTATATTGGCTGCTGATTCATCAGGAATGTCTTTCACTTGAATCAAATTTCCATTTTCATCAAACACTTTACGAATATCACTGAATCCAATTTTGGCGTATTCTTTTGCAATGTCCACTGCTGAAATTCCAATCACTGTGGAAATGTCTTTTTGCAAAGCTTCAATGTATCTTTGGACGTCAGTATATGATAGGATTTGCACCGCACTCACTTTTGCATTCTTTTGTGAATATCCAGCTGCCAAAGCTGCTGCTGTTCCATTGAACTTATTCCGTACGTATTCCATACAGAAAAGCTTTTGCTTTGGATTCAAATCAAATTCTTCTCCATTGAATGTGAATTTGGTTTTTAAGTCTTCAAATTCTTGTTTATCGGCTTTTGTTACACGTTTTGCCATATTTCTTTACTGTTTTACTGCGAATTTACTATATTTTTCTATACGGGCTTTAACTGCTTTGATAACTGCGTCCTGCAACCTGTCTTTTCCTTCCAATGTCTTTATTACATCTTCATCGATAGTTCCTTTGATTATCAGTCTTGTGTTAGTTACAATACCAGCCACGCCATTACGATGAACGCGTTTGATGCCTTGCAAATATTGTTCCAAACTCCATGGACAACCATACCACAATAAATTTGTTCCACCAAATTGCAAATTCAATCCATGGCCTGCACTTGCTGGGTGTGTTACTAATATCTTTATCTTACCTGCATTCCAATCTTTTATGTCTTGTGGTGTTTTTAAAAGTCTTGCTTCTTTGAAATTACTCAATATTCTTTCTTTATCAGAAATGAATGTGTAAAACACCAACAAAGGTTTTCCATTTAATTCTTCAACAACTTCTTTCAATCTGTCCATTTTTTCTGAATGAACTTCATGCCATACTTTGTTGTCGTCATAAACTGCTCCATTTGCAAATTGCAAAAGCTTATTTGTCAAAGCTGCTGCATTTACAGCAGTTATTTCTTTATCAGCAAACGCAAGCACTTGTTCTTCTTCAAATTCATCATATTTCTGTTGAATATCTTTAGGCAACACAATAAATTGGTCATTGTCTATCTTATCAGGCAATTCTAAATAGTCAACTGTTTTCATTGAAAAACAAATGTCGCTTATCCTGTCAAATATTTCTTTACGATAAAAATCTTCACCGAGAAGTGCATCGCCTTTTTTCAGGTTATAGTTGAAAACAACATACCCATCACGTTTTCCAGGATTGAAATAAGTATCACGATAACGTGAATATGATTCACCAAGACGTTGGCCTTTATCTAATAAAAATATTTGACTCCACAAATCAAGCAATCCATTTGGTGCTGGTGTACCTGTCAAACCGACAACACGCTTCATATATTTACGCACCAATCTCAACGACTTGAATCTTTGTGAAGTAGGCGATTTGAAACTTGAAAGCTCATCAATGATAACCATATCAAATGGCCAATTGCTTCCAAATAAAGCAACTAACCAAACGACGTTTTCGCGATTAATGATATAAATATCTGCAGGCATCGCTAAAGCTCTTTTCCTGTTTTTCTCTGTACCCAATATTTGTGAACATCTTAGATGTTTCAAATGGTCCCATTTGTCTATTTCTTCAGTCCACACCGATTCTGCGACTTTCTTTGGTGCTATCACAAGAATCTTATTCACTTCTTTTCTTTTCAACAATTCAACTATTGCCGTCAAAGTTGATACAGTCTTTCCAAGTCCCATGTCAAGAAATGGACCAACTTCAGGCAACTCAATTATCTGTGTTGTGGTGAAGTCTTGATATTTACGCGGGGTATATTTCATCTAAAAAGTTTTTTGCTTGTTGTTTTGAATCAATTTTTTCTACTCTGAAACCTAACGCTTCAAATTGTCTTTTCACATAGTCTTGTCTTGGCCTTAACTTTTTGCCTGTGTCTTTTGTTTCCACAAAAACTATTATCGCACCTGGAAATAAAATAATTCTGTCAGGCACTCCAGTAAACCCAGGCGAAACAAACTTCAATGCTAACCCTCCGCGTTTTTTAGTTTCTAACCGCAAATATTGTTCTATGTCTTTTTCCATTAGTGGTTCGATGGTTCGTGGTTCGTCTAACTTCTATACACTATATTCGATTAGAACTTTTAGAACAGAAATATTGTATTTTTTCGGTCTAATTATTCTTTTCTCTACAACTCTTTAATTTAACGAACCATTAGTACCATTATACTATTTTTATTATTATTTATTTAAAATCAAGTAGTTAGATGGTTCGTTTACTGGTTCGTTTACTGGTTCGTCCATAAAAAACATCATTTTGCGAACCTGTTCGCAATTTTTGTCTCGACTGCAGTTTTAGCTTAAAATCTCTTCTAAACGAACCACTTTCGCATAACTGCCTTTGTGTCGCGGGTAGCTTGTACCAAATCTAACGTTTTCGCTTACTTTCACCCAATCTGTAAAATGATACATGGCTTGCTTAATAATTTTTAAACCATACGTATCAATTTGTTCTTTTTTATCTAACACCATTTCCCAAATTTCATAAATGCAAAGCGTTGTTCTTCTGTTTAAACCTTCTGCTTTGTCATCATAATTTTGTATAAACTCTTTCTTCTCCCATTTAGTCATCTTATACCAGTCATCTGGTATTTTATATTGCAAATACGATTCAATCAAAGAAACCAAAGGGTTTTCTTCTGTATATTCTTCTTGCACAGCTTTTGCAATAGCAGTCATGTGCTTGTCTAAATAAAGTTCTTCACCTTTGTCATAATACGTAACAGCCTCAGCCCATATTTGGTCAATTTCATCACGCGTTAAACTGTACACCGACGCCGCAGGCTTACTTTCAAAAGTTGCTACAGGCCAAAAACGACGGTTACCAGTTTGCGACCTTAACGGTGACAGTTCATTTGATGTTGCAAAGAATATACATTGCCTAAGCCTGTCTTCTGTTGTTCTTGCATAAGGCGACCGGTACATGTCTTTTCTTGCTGCAATAAAACCTTTTACGCGTTCAATTTCAGCTTTAGCCATACCGCTTAACTCACCTATTTCTATAATCCAAACACCTTGAATTTGTTCGTAAGCTTCTTTGCCTTTCAACATGTGCAAGTTAAAAGTATCGCTGAACCACTCGCCACCAAGCCTGTCAAACAATTGCGACTTACCTTGACCTTCGTTACCAATGAGTGTCAGCACATAATCAAATTTGATTCCTGGCTGCATAACACGTGCCACACATGCGACCAACGATTTTCTTGTAACAGTCTTTGTGTACTCACTTGCTGCAGCGCCTAAATATTTCACCATTAAATTGTCAACACGCGGTTTGCCATCCCATTTTAAGCTTCTCAAATAATCAACTATAGGGTGAAACGAATATTTTTCAAGTACGACCAACAAACCTTTTTCTAATTTACCACTGCACCCAAGCTTGTAAACTTTTTCAATGTAGTTCTCAATATTAGCAAGGTCATTATCATTTAACAACGGCCTGCCTTTAATCTTGCGCCACGGTAAGTTACGACGAAATATTGCTTGTTGTTTAAAAGCATCAAAAGCAATGTTGTTCTTAAAAACAGGGTCATGTTCTAAAATCAAAGCAACGTTATTGATAGTGCTCAGATAATTACCTTTGCGGTCAACGTCCATTTCTTTAAGCCAATCCAATTCTACCTCAACAGGTGCGTCTTCAATATCTTCAAATACGACACGGCTCATTTCAAGTTTTGCTTCACCAAGTTGCTGCTTGACAAAAGTATCTGAAGCCACAAAATCGCACATGGCTAAATAGCTTGGACGTTTGTTTATAGGTGCTTCAGATTCTAAGTCCATTAAACCGAATTTGTGAAGCCTCACCAAGTCAAAAGCATTACAAAGTATGTTGCACGTAGGGTCAGTTGAATGATGCGAAAACGAAAATTTGTTATCATATACAACTACACCTGCTGCAGTTGAACCTTCTTTGTAAGTGTAGCGGTTATCAATATCGCATTTGTCATACACATCACTCAAATACTTTTCAACAACAGCATCAATTGAATATGCACGATTGAACGCGCCAATTAAACCAGGTTTTTCGAACGGGTCACCTTGTCGTTTAGCTTCGTTTTTAAGATTCTTCTTTTCACGAAGTCCAACAGGCCATTCAGAAACATCTTGCCAATCTTTATAGGTGGCAAGAACTTCATCAGGGTTGAGCAAAGCCCCGTGTTGTTCATGGAAAACGTATTCACCATCTTTTGAAGTGCTTGGCCAATACATTAGCCTGTGTGGTTGGTAACCTGTGTGGTCGAATTGTTCAATGCCCATGTCGCCAGCGATACGCCTGCAAATAGCAGTATATTCATCTGTGAACACTTCACGGCTCAATGGAATGATTAAACGAAAACGAGGCGATTCAGGCTTATGCTTGTGCGTACTATACAAAGCAGCAGCGCAACCGTATAACATGCAAAATTTATCCCAAAAATCTGCGTTCGCTTCATCAGCATCAAACGTAAGCAGCGTCCTTGTAGTCACGGCACTTGCAAGACGTCGGCCACCACTTAAATGACCACCAACAAAACCGCCAATATCTTTTATTTCGTCTTGGCGGTCTTTCTTAAAGGAAAGATATTCATCAACTGTTTCTGCAGTTCTATGAGTGTTGCGAATTTTATCCACAAACGTTTCCCATGTAACTTGCTTATTTTGCCATTTTTTATCTAACCTTGATTTCCCAGTAGCAATGTTAAATTTCATTTATGTTTAAAGTTTTAAAGTCCAATCATTGTTTTCCCATTCAAACGTAACAAACTCAAGTGGTTCATTTCCTTCAGGTTTGAAATACTTAGTTTCTTGTTGACCTACAAAGGCAACAATACGTTTAACAACATCGCCATTTTTAGGCAATTGTTGAATTATCATTTGCAAATCTGAAAGCGAAATATTTTTCGCAGGTGTAAGCAATGTTGTTATACTATACTCCAATTTGTGTTCCAAATATCTGCTGTTCTATCTTTCCAAAATAAATCAGCAGGCACATTGGTTCCATCTTTAAAAATTATATTACCTCTTGTAGTCATTGAAATACTTTCGTATTTCAAAAACAATGTATGGCGCGCGACTTTACCATCTTTCATTGCTTCAATTGCCTGTTCTTTTGTCATCGTTTTGTGTACCATACCTATTATTTTGTCTTTGGTGTTATGTATTATGCAAGTATTTCCAAACAGTTGTTCTTGCAAAGTTAACCGTCTGCCGCAACCAAAGAATGAGCAAACAGCGTATTCCGGTTGTCTCATTATTTTTGGTAATAGTCAGCAACAAAAGTTTCTGCACCTAATGGTAAACCAGGCGCCCACTTAAGTGGCTCACTCATTGTTTTTGTCATTAACTTATCCATGCCTTCTTCAAAAACATTTTCACAAACTATTTCATCATGCACATGCATGATTATATTGAAACCATTGTTGTCAAGTCGTTTCATGGCGTCTGTGATAACGTCACGAGCCGTGGCTTGTACAATGTTTTCGACTAACTTGCCTCCATACGTATCTTGCACACACCAACGTTTTGTAACCTGGTCCATACCATAATACGTAATTTTGTCACCATTAAATTTAGCGCTAATATAAACAAGTTTTCGCCCAGAAGGCAGTTCTATAATCAAGCTATTGTTTTGCATGTAGAATCTTAAGTGCCTCATTTCTGCACGGCCTGTAGTGATTGCTTCAACTACCGCATCTTGCACATCGTACCAAAGCTTCACAATTTTTTTATTGGCCTGGCGCCACTGTTTAACTAATTTATTAAGTTCTCGTGTAGTAAATTCATTTATTGCCTCTTTTTCATCACTCCAAAAAATCACGTTTGTTTGATTTGCAAAAGCAATTTTAGCTTCTTTTATAGCAGAATCGCAAACACCCATACTTATAGCTCCCATTCTTTCCAAAGCGCCAACAGCACCTTGATAACCTAACGCCAATTCTGAAATTTTACCTTTCATGCGCAAAGGCGATTCTTTAGTAATACTTTCCAAAGGCACTTTAAACATCATAGAAGCAGAAGCTTCGTATATTTTTCCGTGTGTGGCGAATACGTCAAGGCGCCATTTTTCATCAGCAAACCATGCAACAATGCGTGCCTCAATCGCACTTAAATCCGATACTATTAATTTGTGCCCAGGCTTAGCAATAAATGCTGTTCGTATAAGGTTGCTTAGAACATACCCCACGTCATCATAGCTTAATTCTAAGACACTTAAATTGTTCGTCTTAACTAAGCTTCTCGCAAAATCGAGGTCTTTTAAATCATTTCTTTTTAAGTTCTGCAACTGTACGTTACGACCGGCCCATCTGCCTGTACGATTTGCGCCGTAATATTGGAAAAGTCCACGAATGCGATTGTCTGTACATGCACTATTTAACATTGCCGTAAATTTCTTTACGGAAGTTCTGTTTAACTTCTCACGAATTTTTAGTACATGCTCTATTTCTGAACCCTTAAACAGTGCATTGACTTCACCAATATTTGCTTTACTCAAACTTTCCACTTCAACACCTGTGGCTTCTTGAATGAATTTCTTAACTTGAGCATTTGACTTTGGATTTTCTATATTAGTCAATCCAATCATTTCTTCAATCAGCTTTTCATTTACAATAGCTTCTATTGAAACAGCGTTGCGTACAATATCTAAGTCAACCAATACACCTCTGTTATTGATTTTTTGGTCGAGTGCCCACACTGGTTTTTCAAACGTGCCATTGTTGAACCACGCCAATTGTTGTCTTATTGCTTGTTCAGTTGCTACGTCTTGCCGGCAATATTCTTTGAAGTCAAGCCACTTATCAAAATCGTGATGAGGCAAATTGCGCGTGCGCATTCCATTTGTCTTAGTTGGCTTACAAGGCATGGTGAAGTATTTTATTAAATCTTTACCGCGCGAATCCTTTTGTTCTACAGTCTTCAAAACCTTAGCAACGTTATCCAAACCAAACGGCAAACCAGTCTGAGCAGCTAATGCTTGAGTACACGACCATTGAGACGGGTCAAGTTCATAATCGAAGAACCTATTGAAACATGTCATTTCAAAAGCAGCATTGTAAGCTGTCTTTAAAATATTTGGGTCATTCAAGGCTTGCATAAATCGGTCCGGTAATTCTTCACCACATGCAAGGTCAACTATTTCAATTGGTCCGTTGTTAAAACAAAAAGCGCACAAAGTAATGGCGAAATTTGGGTCTTCCGCGTACTTGTGCACTCCAGTTTTTATGTCTGTTTCTGAATAAGTTTCAATGTCAATCGCTAATTCTTGTTGCATAGTTTTTTATCGTTTCTTAAAATTTCACGAGCATATTTTTTAACTTCATTGTTTTTCACAATTTCATGTAGGTTTTTAACCTTCCGTGTCTGCAGTAAACGCAAAGCATCAAGATAGCTGATGTTGTCAATTTCTTTATTAGTCATATACTTTATTTTTAAATAGGAAAAGCATTTTTAGCACGTTCTTTGTGTTCTAATTCAAACACGTCAATCCATTCATCAACAGCAAGGTTATCACCTTTTATTGATTTTAACCAAGCCAGTGTTCTGTTCAAATGCAAACCTTCCATTTTTTGCACAAGTATTTCACGACCATCTTTCATTGTCCAAAACAACTTACATTTAAGATACTTTTTCAAAATATCTTCATGATGTTCTTCATTGAACATTTCAAAATTGTCTTCCATTTGCATGGCAAGGTCTGCATAATAGTCGGCCATTTCTCCCATATAAATAAATTTTGTGATGAAGACAGGACTCGAACCTGAATTAACGCCTGTTTAGAATCGAACTAAACGCACAAAAGTACCTTTTGTGCAAACACCAGTTACTTCATCAATTGGGCCACTTACACTTATGGCCCTGCGGTTTAAAGAACTAATTGACTACTTTTTAATTTTCGCCAATCCGTACCGTATTAAGATTTGATATAAGCATTAACGGCAACAACTAAAGGTTTGCCGTCAACTTTTACATCTGTCGTAACGTTACCACGAGTGGAAGCCACAACTAAAGATTTGCCGCTTGCGCTCGGCTTGCGTTCTTCGTCAAGGTCAATCTCAATGATTAACTTCTTGCCTTTGATTTCTGCTTTCATTTGTTTTAAATTTTGATTCAGAAACCTGAAGTGGAGTCGAACCACTTAACTCGCGTCGTATACACCGATACCAGGTTTACCATATTTACTAACCGGGAAATTTTACAACAGGCTTGAAGCATCGTTGCTGTCAACTTCAACATCTTCAAATGCTGAGTCAACACTTACACGACCGGACAAGCGTTCGCCGTCTTTGGTCTTCATCAAGTGGTTAAAACCTGCGGCAATGCCTTTGGCTCCACCTGCATTGTAAGGGTAAAGCGTGATGTTCAGATAACCGAATGCGCCGCTGTACACTTCATCTTTGTCCAAAATAGGGTTGCGTTGAGCATCCACGATTCCAGGTTGCGTTGTAGCATGGCAGTTCATGAACATTGCGCCTGCATAAGCTTCATCTTCGGGGCGTTCTGCATCACCGTCACGCAAAGGCGTTTTAAGGTTAGCAGGAATTTTGCCAGCGAATTTGCTGTCCTTACCGGTTTGTTTTGCCAGTTCAATTGCGTCAGTGATTTTTTTCAAAGTAGCCTTATCACTTTTAGGAATGATGGCAGAAACCGAATATTTCTTTTGCTGACCTTCTTCGATGGCTACAGGTTCCCAGCAGTGAAGGTAGCTAAAACGTACCGGGCCAATTGTGATTGTTGATGGATTTTTTTCCATTTTGCTTTTATTTTTATTGTTAACAATAGAGTGCTAATATAGCACATTTTTCTGAAAGTAAAACAGTTTTACAAATATTCTTTCAAGCTTTCCAATTTATCTTTGTCAGCTTGTTCATTGGAAAGTATGGCCTCGTATTTCTCAAGGTCAATATGCTTTTTGATATTGTCATCAAGTAAAGCATCAAGCACCTCAGGTTTTAAAGCGTCTACTTCCCAAGATGAATATCCGTGCAACGCAACAAAGTCTTTTGCGCGTGGGTCGCTCATCTTTGCTGGGTTTGGCGGTGGATTGTATTTTTTGATTTGTGCTTTTTGTTAAAGCAATTTTATCAATAGAAAAATCCAGGTCCACATCGTCACCATCTGCAAATTCCATAATACGGTCATTTATGTCTCGCACCATGTCTTCACCTGATGGGTCAAAATCGCCAATGTAAAGAATCTTAACTTGTTGATTGTTTCGCCAAGCTCTTTTGAAACGTTGGTAAGAATCAAACATGGCGCTTACGCTTGAATAACCACGGCAAACAAGAATAGGCACATGATAGCGGCGCGTAACACGGCTTAATACGCCAGACAATGCATCTTTTTCAACCCACACTTCCAAATAAACCTCTTGACCATTTTGACGCGGTAAAGCATATTGTTCGATACATGCATCTAAAATTGCTTCTGGGTCATCCCATGACGGTGGTGAACTTGGTTTGCGCAAACGGTCTTCAATTGCATCCCAATCAACTATTCCGGCCATGCGTCCTTCTTTTAACAGCAGCGAAAGTCTTGTGTACTCTTTTTGCTGGTTTGGAATTACATCACGACTAACAAGTTGATAATACAATTGGCGCAGTGTCAACACATAACCTTGAGCCTGATAGTCTTCAATGATTCCATTGATAAGTGCAAGACGTGCCTTATTAGCTTTGTTCATGCGTATTTTTCTGAATGCTATTTTTGCCATGTGTTTATTCTGTTTCAAGATTATCAAATGCAGCCTTTGCAGCTTCAGCTGAACTTATGGCCGGTCTTTTATCCCACTCAGGTACAAGCGTTGCGGCACCTGGAGGTTTTACAATGTATGCACCAACCAATTTTTCAACTTCTGATTTGCCGACGTTTTTCTCAAGTGCTGTTATACCAACAAGCTTTGGCGCAGTCATGTATAAACCAGATTCAATTTTAGCTTTTTTCAAAGCTTTCATGATTGCATCTTCATTGGCATATTGGCGATTGCTTCTTCCAGCAACAAGTTTGAAACCAGGCCATTGTTTGCCGTTCAAAACAGCTTCTTGTAAAGCATATTGCTGAATATTTGTCAACCACACTTTAAAGTCTGGCGCTTTTTCAAGAATGTCAGCAATGTCTTTTTCAGTAAGCTTGTTTGGGTCTTCAAATGCGTACTTGGCTAAACTCATGTTGTGGTCGGCAAGTGCTTTACATTGATTGCGGGCTTTACAAAATTTACAATGGCTTCCAGGCGTGTATTCACCTTTTCCGTCATAAGCAAGTCTTGCTGTTGGCCGTACATATTCATCACCCCATTGCAATAACCAATTTGCATCCACTTCAAAACTTGAATAGTTGTCAAGTCGTGGTTGGTAAATGGTCATGCGTACTTTGTCAATGTGGTAAAGTAGTGAATATTTACGCAACGCGCCAAGTGCGTACAACATCATTTGCTTGTTCTCATGTGCTTCAACAAGAACACCTTTTCCGTATTTCAAATCGTTGATGTCTAAAATTCCATCAGCAATCATGATACAGTCAACCGTTCCAAAACCTTCAGGGACAAATTCAGTCAAATCAATTCTTTCTTCAATGAAGATAGTTGGGTCGTGCAATTCATGTAATTTTTCAAGAATGAAATTCACATAATCAAGGCAATGCCCGTTCAGTTCAGCATTATAGAAAGAATTGTGTTTGATTTTTTTGAGCTCACGGTTGTAGTCAATTGCTTTTATGAGCTTCAAGTTGTTGCGCAAGTAAAGTTCAGATAAGGCGTGGGCAAGTGTACCTTCTTCAGCTGCTGAGTTAGTTGAACTTGGGAAAGTTTCTTCTAATCTGGCAGAAGGAGGGCAAGCCAGCCAACGGCTTGCCCCTGAAGGTGATAATAAAGCATGTGCTGCCATTAGATTTCCTTTAATTCGTTATAGAAAGCATCGTATTTGGATTCTTCCAAAGAAGATGCATTTTGAGCTCCGTGTTTTTTCAACAACGAAACAATTGAAGCAGTCTTGCCCTCGCCTGCTTTTGAATTGATGAGCTCACGAATTTGGGTTAATGATACAGTTGGTTTGCTAACTTGTTCTTCCGGAAATAAGTCGGGCTGTTTTGCCGGTTGTTGTGCAACAGGTTGCTTTGCAACCTTGGTTGTTGCTTCACCAGTAGTTGCAGGCACGTTAATAACAGGCGCAGGTTTATTGTTGATTGCTTCAACCAACGCACGTAAAAGTGCTTTAGTGTCATCAGAAAAATCAACAACAAGCACTTGCGGTTTGTTGGCAGCTTCTTTGGCTGCGGCTCTTTTTGCGGCACGTTCGGCTGCTTGGGCTTCTTTAAGCTCACGCGCTTCGCGTTCTGCTTTTGTTTCTCTTGCCATTTTGCTTTGTTTAAATTGTTATGAAATTAACCATTTTTCAGGTTATTGAATGCGGCTACGTATGCAACCAAATCAAGCATTGAATCTTCTTTAGGACTAAACGCCATACGTGACAGTTTAAGTGCCATCATGCATTTATACATGTCATCTTGCGTTATCTCTTTGTTGCAAAGTTCTGATGCGATTCTGGCTGCTTTGGCCATACTGTCAGCAAACGGTCCGTATTCACGTTCTTTTTCTTCGGACCGCTTGTTGACAATATCATCAGCTTTTGCTAAGATGTTCATGGCTTACTTACCAAGTTTAAGTTTGGAAAAATACCATTGAACGTTGGCTTTTTTGATGCCAGTCGCTTCCACAATTTCATCGATTGTTTTGCCTTGGTTGGCCAATTCAACGATTTGTGTTTTTTGGGACACTTTCTTTTCACCATCAGCTTTAGGAGTTGCTGCCTTTTTTACAGGAGCTTTTTTCGGTGCAGCTTTTTTGGCTGCGGCTTTTTTTGTTGCCATTTCTTTTTGTTTTTGAAAATTATCAATAATTGTTATTGCTTGAAACTTAGCTTGCTTGTTATATTTTTCCGCAGCCTTGTTGTATAGCTTTATTTGTTCTTGTTCGTTGTTTTCAAATATCCTGTTCCACAACGTTTCAAGAAAATTTTGAAGGTCAACCATGTTATCCGGTATTATCACCTGACCATCGTCGTTTGTAACGAATTTCCATGGTTTATCTTCCGGTATGTGAGCAATGATTGTCATGTTGGTAAAAGTAAAACTTTTTTACTAAATGGAAAAATTTATTTTAACTTGTTGTATAACCAATTTTTTATGAAATATCTTATTCCTGAATCTTTACCTAAATCCAATATTTGCATTTGAGATTTAGGCATCCAAATGCCACGGTGTTGGTCTATCAAATGAGAATTATCTGCATCAAACAAAACAGCTTTATCAGTTTCATGAAGAACAGGCAATTGGCATTCAAAATAACCAGAATCCTGTTTTGATAATTCTTTATAGATTTCAATATTTGATAACATTATTTCGTTATTTTGATAGAGCTAATATAGGCCAAAATACTGAAAGTAAAACAGTTTTACAAAAATATTTTTGGACCAATTCCATAACCTATTGATTTCCAATCGGGAATTTTTTAAAGAAATTTATTTTTTACCAAGCTTATCCAAATATATGTGCAAATCATTTGCAAAATGGTAATACCAACCTAACTGCAGCCCAAGCATACTCGCTACTTCCATTTGAAGTTTTGAAAAACAATATTGGTCATTACAAAATCCGAACCACAAATCATTTGAACGCATCATGACTGTCATATTCAATTTGTTGTCAATAATATTAAATGCAATATTCAAAGTGCAAGGTGTGTCGTGTTTGTAGTCAGCGTGTTCTTTTCCATCATATATGGTTATCACTGCGCGGCGTGTTTCTTTATCTTGCTGCAGCAAATTCATTACATGCATCAACTGGTTATTACGGTGCCATTGCCAACCGTAGTTACTGTTTACAATATTATCACCGTTGTGCATCGTGTCCCAAATCTTTGCATGTTGTTTTATTTCTTCAACACTTCTGTTTTTTGACAAGTACCATTTCCATTCACGGTCTGCGTAGCGTTTACTCCATTTGCGCCATGGTGTATTTATCAAATTATTTTCTGGATGGTTTAAATAAAATCCAACATTATTCAAAAACAATGACGTTGATTTTCGCAAACCATTTACACTAATCAAATCGTAATAGTGTTCAAATGCCTCTTCGGCGCTGTTAAATCTTTGCATAAAAAATTCCTGCTTTTGTTAGTAAATCAAGTCCACTTGTGTCGCGATACAATTCGCAAAAGTAAACTTCTTTTATTCCACATTGTATAATTAACTTTGAACATTCCATGCAAGGCGAAAGCGTTACATATAATGTTGAACCTTCTGAACTCTCAGTTGACTTTGCACATTTTGCAATTGCATTACTTTCCGCATGCAACACTTCTTGCTTGGTCACTCCATTTTCTTCACAAACGTTTTCAAACCCTGATGGAGTACCATTAAAGCCGGTAGATATTATTCTACCGGCTTTTACAAGTATCGCACCAACGCGTTTACGTTTTGCGTATGAATGTTTAGCTATAAGCTTGGCAATACCTAAATAGGTTCTGTGCCATTTATCTGTCTTTGACAAACGTGCCATTTTCCATTTTGCCTTTACGTTCAGAAATAACAGCATAGGCGCTGTTTATGCAATCTTCAATGCGCAGGCCACACAGCTCAGCAAGGTTTGTAAGCACAACAACGCAATCACCAATTGCGTCAATTGTTTCTTCTTTATCTTGCTTAAGAATGGCTTTTGCAAGTTCGCCTTGTTCTTCAGCTAACTTAGCAAATTGCGTTTTAGGGTCACCTTTTTCATAGATGCCGCGTTGTTTTGCCCATTCACGAATGTCATCAAAAACATTGCGGCTCGGGGCAACTTTTACATTGGCCGAAGATTCAAATGTACTGAGCAAAAAATCGGCTGTTTCTTGCGTAACACCTTCGGCGAATGTTACATCAACTTTGTTTATCAATTGCATATTACTTGCGTTTTAAAACCCACATTGTGTTGCGTGATTGCTCAGGAAACAATGGAGCCATGATGTTAGAAATTAAATTTGAATCGTAGTACTCTTTCAGAGCATTGAACATTTTCTTTTGCCAGTCATTCATCAATGGCTTATAGTCACGTACAGAAGCAAACGTGCCGTATTTTTTGTGAACGATAAAACCAGCCTTCAAAATTTCTTTTTCAAGCTCTGCATGTCCAAACTCTTGCACTGCAGTACCGCGACCATCACCTGAGTCGTAGGTGTGATTGCCAGCTGCGCCAACTTGTTCATCAAAATTAGGCGTGCTTAAATAATAGGTAGCAGTAGGTTTACCACAGGACATGAAATTTTTAAGAAACTTCTGAATGTTCTGCTTGCCAATGTGCTCGGCGACTTCAAATGAACAAACTTTGTCGGCTTTGAAAACCGAATAGTCTTGTTTGTTCTTAATCAAGTCATCGGCTATGAATTGCGCCCAATCAACAACGGCAAACTTTTCTTGTGCTTGCTCAATTGTCTTTTTACGAATGTCAATGCCAATGTACTTTTTGCATTTGAATTTGTTGCGGTAAAACACTTCAAGCAAGTTTCCTTTACCGCATCCAAAGTCAACTACTGTTTCGCCAATTTTGGCTTCTTTAAGAATGTGTGTCCAACGTAGATAGTGTGCGAATTGGTCGCGGTGAAACACGTGCCGCTCAAACGTGGATTGTGGGTCCAGGTCTGTTGTGTTGTAGTTTTTGCTACTCATTGTCTTCGTTTATTTGTTCATCACCGTCGTGATGTTCATTAATAAAAGTATATACCTCGTCAGGTACATCTTCAATTTCTTTACAATCGCTAAGCTTGTAAAATTCATCTATAACAAGCTCAGGATATTCAGGTGGCTCATAATAGTTGCCAGGCCAATACGAACCTTCGTAGTGGTATTTGACACCATATTTTTCGCCATCTTCGTCAGTCCACTCTTGATAACTCATCTTCGAGCATTTTGATTTTAGTAATTTCTTCAGGATGAACTTTCGCAAAAAGTTGAACTGCTTGCTTTAACAGCTGTTCAACAAATGGTGATTTTTCTTCATCACGAAGTCTTTCAATCACATTGAGGTCTTTTTGGGCTTGTGTCATAATATGGAATTTTTATAGTCGGCTTTACAAATTAAATTTATTGGGTCTTTACTTACAACATACTCACAAAAGTTTTCAATTGTAAATTCTTCAGTTCTTACGCACCAGTTGTCAAATGCAGCTGATATGTCTAAACCAAATTCAGATAAGTTGTGAAGTACAGTGAATTGTTTCTTTTTCTTTGGTCCATGTTTTCTTTCACGCAGAAAGAAGCTAATTGTGTGGCTTTGCATTATTTTGTTGATTTTATTACTTTATTAATTTCACTCAATTGGCCATGAGTGATATACTTATTTGCAATACGGATTTCTTTTAAACCAAATTTACGAACAAGAAATTTTATATCGTATTCAGCATCATCAGCTTTTTGCCAAAACCTGTTTAAACAGTGTTGAACAAATGAAAATGCTTTCAGTTCAAGCAAACTTTGAGGTGATGCGATAGAATTTTCTTTTTCAATTTCCCATATTTCTTTGAAGAAAGGGTGACCATTTGCGTTTATCAAATCAGCATTTGGCGCGTGTATGAAAGTTTCAGTGTTATTTTCTATGCAAACAAGGTAGTCAATATCTTCGCTATTGCGTGTTGACCCGAGTTGCATTAAAGCTTGTCCGCCTATGAGTATTTTATGCATGTTGCTAATATAGGAATTTATTTTGAAAGTAAAACAGTTTTACGAATTTCTTTTAAAAGATTTTCTGAAATTATTTCAATCACAGCTTTTTCATTGTCTTCAGCTTGTTCATAAAGCGTTTTGAACAATTCAGATGTTGGCTTTTTGCTTTTTATCCATTCAATAATTGCCAAGCTCGTCAAGTCGGTTTGGTTCTTTACGTGGTTGAAGATTCGTAAAGCAAGCATCATATCTTTTGTGGTAGTTCTCATAAAAAGAAGGCAGGCATTTCACCCGCCAAGTTTTCTTACATCAATTCAAGCATTGCGAATAACAAGGCGTGTCTCACATGTTCGTTTTCCTTCGCAGCAGAAGCGATAAGCTTAGCAAGGTCTGGCACAGAACCGGCGCCAATTAAAACGACTTCGGATTCATCCCCCCCCCGCCGTTTTGCTGTTGTCAAATGTTGCACATACTAAGGCAATGCCTTTTGATGCTTTGAGGTCGTCGTGGAGTTGGTTAAACAACTCGCGTCTTTCTTTTGTCATTTTGCTTTGTTTTTATTAATACTTAAAAAATTACCTGATTTGTGGATTTGTTCAATGATTTGAATATAATTTCCATATTCCAATATTTGTTCTTCGGAATAATCAAATTCAACTCCAATTTCATTGAAATTGTCAACCCAGTATTGCACAGAATGCTGTTGACAACCTATTTGTATGCAATCAGTTCCCCAATAGTTTACAAAATGTTTGCTTCCTGATATTCCCAGGCTTTTAACGATAAGGTTGTCGCCAATCGAAGTGCGCGAGCCAATCGAAGTGCCGTCGCCAATCAAAGTGCCGTCGCCAATCAAAGTGCCGTCGCCAATCGAAGTGCGCGAGCCAATCGAAGTGCCGTCGCCAATCGAAGTGCGCGAGCCAATCAAAGTGCGCGAGCCAATCGAAGTGCCGTCGCCAATCGAAGTGCGCGAGCCAATCGAAGTGCCGTCGCCAATCGAAGTGCGCGAGCCAATCAAAGTGCCGTCGCTAATCGAAGTGCCGTCGCCAATCAAAGTGCCGTCGCCAATCAAAGTGCCGTCGCCAATCGAAGTGCCGTCGCCAATCGAAGTGCGCGAGCCAATCGAAGTGCCGTCGCCAATCGAAGTGCGCGAGCCAATCTTTATGAAGCGCTCTTTAAATGCTTCTTTGAGTTCGGAAAGTTCTTCGTATTCAAACAATGTATAACCTTTTCCATCTACCCATAAATAAAGTGATTTTGCCATTTTGCTTTGTTTTAATTTATGAAAATTTCAATTTAGAAAAATACCATTGCACATTTATTTTACGAATACCGGTTTTTTCAACTATCTGTGCTATTGTCAAACCTTGAGCTGCAAGTTCAACTATTTGCGATTTTTGCGTTACACGTTTTGTATTATGCACAAATGAACCAATTTTCCAATAGTTTAAAATTCTTTTATTACTGTTTACTTTAAACGAATCTAATATCACGCCGTTGACAACTGCAAACACGTGGCCTGTATATCGTATAATGTAAGAACCTTTGTTAAACTTATTTACAAAAGTTCCTATTGTCATTCCTGGTCTTACAAATTCTTCAAATTTTTGTCCAAACAACTCGCTATTATTTCGAGTCATCATGAATGCTGAAAATGCAACACCGTGTCTATCTTTTCTGCCAAATTCTTTCAAAACAGAATGTGCGGCTGCGTATGAAACATTAAATGCATTTGATAAAGCTTTCACAGAACAATCATTGTGTTCATGTGAATACCTGTCAACCGGTGTTGTTATTTTGTATGCAACTGGCTTTTTCATTCTGCGCAATAGATTTCAGTTAAACCATCGTGTAATTTTTCAGCAGCTTCAGCATGAGCATAGTTTGGTGCTGAACTGTTCCATTGACCATAACCGTGTTTGTAGGCGTAGGTACTCATGGCCTGCATAATGATATGCATTTCAGTGAATGACAGTTCCAATTTAAAAGTTTGCTCTGTAGTACCTGCGTTGAATGTTTGTGCTTGCATGATTGATAGTTTTTAAAATGAAAGTTTTACCGCCCACTTTCAAGGTTTTCCTGAATTATCAGGAAACAGGAAAATCATTTAACATCTAAAACTGCATTGCGTGAAAGCTTAACAATGCCTATTGGTGTTTCAACAAGTATTTCAGAAGTGAAAGGTACTTGAATTTTTTCTTTTTTAGTTCCGTCTAAAATTGAATAGTTTCTTTCCCATGACAGTTTTTGAGCAGGATTATCAAACCAATTACCGTTTGGTGCTATTTGCAAAATCATATTTTTTGCAGATTTGTCAACATGGTCAACAAATACAACTTCAAATATTTCAATAGAGTTTTTTACTTCTAAATCTGAAGTTCCTTTAACTGTTTTAAAATTAGCCATTTTGATAGTTTTTATATCGCAGCTTTATCGCTTTGATAGTGCTAATATAGGCTAATTATCCGAAAGTAAAACAGTTTTACAAAAATATTTTTGGACCAAATCCATAAGTTATTGATTTCCAATCGGGAATTTTTTAGATTTCCGTATTTTTTCCAACTGTTTGGCAATTCTTGGGTCGTTTTCAAGTATTTGGATAATTAAAGCACTACTTCCGGAACGCGACAATCCGGCACGTTCTTCAAACGCTACTATCTTTATTGCTTCTTTAAGTTCAGCAGAACCTTTGGCATTGATAATTACTTTGCTCATGTTTTTTGATTTCAAAAGTAAAACTTTTTTACGAATTGAAAAAGGTGCATGTACTAAAAAAGCCACCCAAATGAGTGGCTTTTTTTACTTTCAGTTTTTCGTTAGGTCGTCCATCGGCTGAACGAATATGTCGCTCGGAAGCTTCTGTATTTCACGTAAACACCATCGCCTTCCCTGGACCCGGCTTCATTTGTATTTCCTTCAACTGACCGGTAAATTCGTGAATTGATTCGCCTGTCAAAAAATCCCGTATGGCCAATGCGTTTCAATTTTACATAGTAAAGCGTCAACACGTCTCCTGGTCTTAGTTGATTGTAATCTTTTATAAGTCTGTCTGTTTTATGAAAGCTGAGAGCCATGGCGTTTGTGTTTTTAACGTTATCACCATAACCTGCTTTTATTAAGCACCACTTTACAAATGCGGCACACCACGAATATCCTTCTGGCAATCCTACAGTAGCATTGTACATTTTAATAGCCGGCCCATCGTTTTTACCGGTTAATTCACGAACACCAATTTGCGAATCATAAACTTCTTTAATTGTGGGAGGTGAAGCAAAACCTACCTGTGTAATCAATGTCAATGACACCAGAAACACCAACGTTAATAATTTTTTCATCAGATTAATTTTGAATAAATAAATAAAATAGAAAATAAAAGTAGGAAAAAAACAATTAGCGAAACAACTGTTTTGAATTTGTCATTCAATTTGGAAAATTCAGTCCTGCCAGTTCTTGAGTACATTTGTTTGTATAAATCTTTGAATGTAAAATACAAGCCCCATACAACTGCATTTGTCGCGCCAATCACAATAGCAGTGGCAAGAAAAAGAGGCTGGATAAATGCTAAGTCATAGGTGCCTGTCCCAAAGCCTCCATAAGATTGAAGCAAGTACCCAGCCAAAACAAACAAAGCAAAAGCAGCAGGAAGAGCCCATAAACCATCAAACTTTTTTAAAAACTTTTTCATAATTTAATCATTTGGTAAGTAAGTGAAATGCCGGCCGCAGGTCTTTTATTTAAAAAATCCCATCCCACATACGGGCCGATACCTATACGAGACGGTTGTTTCTTTTTCAACATTATGCTGTTCATACCGGTTATTCTAAATGCAGGATTTGTGTTAGAAGCTTCTACAAGAATAGAACGTTTCTTTTCAAACACTTTAAAAGCTATCGAATTAGTTAAACGTAGCGTGTCTATAGTCACACCTTTGTCATCTATTCGGCCGCTAATAGAATCATTACGAAAAGTTCTATCTATGTTTCTGCATGTGTCTCTGATGACCTCGTAAGGCACAGGTACAGTGTCATGATAAACAACAACCTGGTCAGCTTTTATGTATGCTTGACTTTTCTTTTTACCTGTTATTTTGTTGACAAGTTTTTGGTCATCTGTTACAACGACTTTTTGCTGATTCTTTAAGCTATCAAATTGTTGATGTTCATATTCGTATTTAGCTTTCCAATCAGTTTTGTCTTTTCCGCATGAGCGAAAAAATAGTACAAGCACTAAAATAGTGAGCAACACAATGATTAAATTTTTCATTTTTTCAACAATAAACCGATGACGCCTGTAGTAATAACTGCGGCAATAAAAACCAAAATACGAACATATACTTTATGTGTAGTATTAGTTTCTTCTAAAGCTTTGATTCTGGCCTCGTGAGTCGACACGTTTCCTTCTTCAATCTTTTCAATACGTTTTTCATGGTCGTTGATTATAGTAACCAATCCGCCGTGTTGGTTGAACTCATTGCCAAGCAAAGCTTCGCTTATCTTATCAACTTTTTTTGTAAGTTCTGCTAATTGTTGTTCCATTCTCAAAGTGTTTTCCATAATTCAAACAGTTTTTTTGCTATTTCTTTTTTACCAGCATCACTAAAATGACAACCATCAGAGAAATAGGGCGAATCTGTCGCAGCTTCATATCCTGAAAACCCGCTTATTTGCTGTAAATCAAGATATTTATCGCAAAATAAATTTGATGAAAAAGCTGTATTGGCCTGAACTATTTGAGTCCAAAAATATTGACTTTGTAATTCTGAAAAATAAGCTAATTGTCTTCTGCTTGTCAAACTTATTCCAATAGTTCTAAAGCCATTGTTTCGTAAAGTTGAATGCAACAAAGATATTTGACTATAGCATTCATTCCCAGTCATACCGTTGAAACTTATGTTATTTATACAACCTAAAACAACAACCACATTATCCATTGTGTTATCTTTCTCAAATATGATATTTTGTGCTTGACTGTTCATTTGTGAAATTCCTACACCGCTAACAGCGTGGTTTTTGAACTGATAACCTGAACTATCTTTAAATAATTGTTTCAGTTCAAATGGATAACTTGCAGTATCTCCTGAAGTCATGCTATCGCCTATGAAAAAAAATTTTGTTTTCTTTTTCACAATATCTTTAGTATCGCATGGTTTTACACACGATACTAAAGATAAAAGCGTTATGATTATAAAGTTTCTCATAAATATAAAGGCATTTTGTATTCAACACCTCCTTGGTAGACACTTATCCACTTAGCAACAGTTCCAGGCGTAACAGGAACAGAAGAAGCTTTCACAAAATGAAGTGTCTGTTTATCATTACCAGCAAGTACAACGTTTGCAGATACTTTTGATTTTAAAATAAGTAGTTGCTTTGCGATTTCTTTAGCTGCAATAGCTGCACCCAAATCGCTGAAATGGATGTCATCACGCATTATTCCAGATAATGCAGTAGTTGCGCCCATAGCAGTCATAAGGTCAACGACAGTTACATCATTCTCAGCAGCCCAACGAAGCATGGCCATTCTGTAAGCTCCTCCTAAATCATAGTTAGATGATGCTTGTCCTTGACCAAAATTCAATGATTGGCTAAAATACATTGGCGGTATTACAAGAAGCATTCTGTTTTTTCCAGGGTCTTGCACACCTACTGTTGAACCTCCAACTTGATTTGTAAAATTCAAAGCCGTTAGCATGTTTGTGAGCGAAGTGAGAACTCCAGCAACTCCTGTTTGAGCCTGGATATTATTAGTTCCAGCCAATATAATTGATATACCTCTGTGTGTTACGCTGTTAAAAATTGTTTCTTGCTGTTGTAATGTTTGCCCTGATACTGCGTAATTTTCAACGTTTGTAATACGATTACCAAAAGAGTTATTTACAAATTTCTGAAGATAATCAACCCACGTTGTTCCAACGTATTCAACTGATTGGCTGTCTCCAAATACTTGTATTTGTATATCTTCATAGGCTTCTTTTTTCTTGTTTGTTTCCAAAATAAAATCATACCATGAAACTGTTGAAGTGTTGTATGCGCCAAATCCAATTTTTGTTATTGGAAGTCCTCCAAGAGTAATTATGTGACCACTCATATTTACACCGTTGTGAAGAAATTCAACAGATTTTCCATCTTCATGGATTTTTATCCCACAAACAGCTTTACTTGTTGCATAATTCTCATAAACACCGTTGTCAGCCAATGCCTGCACATATCCAGGAGGTAAGGAGTAAGACACTGCTCCACCCGGGTCGCCAAACTTATGGATATTATAATCTCCACCGTTTGTTGAAATAGCAACACCAAAAGCATTTTCAATCCACAGTACACCAAACCCCACGCTATTTCTTGCGCATGCTGAAATAGTTGCGCCAGGTATCGCGTCAGCAGTAGCAGCTCTTAAACCAGAACCGGCTCCGTTAACATTTGAAAGAGTTAATTGTTTTGAGTTATTAATTGTAAGATTTGCTGGTATGCTTCCAAAGCCTGTGTGTGTTGCCCAATTTGCAAAACCTTTTTCAACTGTAAACAATGCAGCATCAAACGCTTCTCTTACGACAACATTGTCTTTTAAAAGTTCAACATCTATCGTATCTTTTATCGGATTATCAGGATATATCTTATGTTGTTGATTTCCTAATACTTCCCACTGAATTGTAAACGGAGTTACAGATTTTATTGTAACTGCAGAACCAGCCATAATTGAAACAATCACGTTTGATTCTACATAAAATAAACAATCATTGAAAAGTGTAGGGTCTGTATTATCAAATCTGTAAATTCCTGCATCCCTGTTTTTAAGATAAATAAGTGCACCAACAGGAGCAGAAGCTTTAGCTAATAACAAAGCAGGAGCGCAATCGGTTACACCATCAGGTATAGCACCAAAATTTCTTATATCGATTAAATCGTGGTTAGCAACTTTTACTAAATCGAAATTTTTGGTACTTGTAGCTTCTGGTTGTGTAAGGTCATGAATCATTACTTTTCTTGAATCATCGAGCGTTGTACCGGCTGGAACATCAAATACTGTGATAGCCATTTTAGTTAATTTTAAGTTGTTGTGAATTTATGTTAAACAAAACGGCGTTTATTTTAAAGTCGCCGACAGGAGTTGTTGCGATTATTTTTTTAATCCTGCAACAATAATCCAATATGTTGATATTATTAATGCTAAACATTTTACAAATATATTAAAAGTTAAGAATCGCAACATTCATTTTTATCAGAATCATACATTCCATGAATCCAACCAGTCTTACGTTTATAACTTATGCCATCAACGCTGCAACACTGTTTACACGTATATTTAGGAAAATTCTCTTTGTTGTCACAAATCCATTCATGCATTGCTTGAATTAACGGGTCAATACGGTCCATTAAAAGCTTATCCATTTTCCATTGAACTTCTTTTTGGCTTGCCGAAGAAGAACCCTGACCTTCGTTAAGAATGCTCTTAGGATTGTTAATCATTTCACCTTGAGAAGTGTATTCAGAAAAATTTGTCGGCGTAGCCGTGTAAATAACCACTTCAGCACAAATTTTCCAAAGATATTCAAACCATAGTTTTTTGTACCACGTATTTGTAACAAGTTCAATCGCATTCACAATTTGCCCGGCAACTAAAGTCATTGAAGTGGCAGCATTTAAAGTAGCATTGTTTGTGTTATCAACGACAACGTTTTTCATGTTGCGAAAATCTTCATATAAATCTTTGCAGATTGCAGGTTTTATGAATCTTTCTTCTGCTATTATGATTGCTTGTTCAATCATTCTATGGTCAACTACGTGAGCCGTAGGCGCATGATAAATAACTTCATCAGCCATTATCAACACATTTCTATTGAGCTTGTTGAGACTGTACATCTTTCTGCGCTTTTAATTGTGATAAATATTTTTTTCCATTTTCTTCGTCTTCAGGTAGATGAGCCATTGCACGCGCTTCATTTACCTGAACATACGACTCAGGTGAAATTGCTCCATAGAAAGATAAAGGCATTTCAATTTTAAAATCATAATCATAGTCAACTTTTACGCCTGTCCATTCTGACCATATAGACACAAACGGTTTTATTATACGTGTGACAAGTTTTTCACGATATGGTTTAAGCAACATTAGTTCTTTGGCCTCATAAAGTTGACTTAGATGTGTGTTATTGTTACTTAAACCAGAATCACGGTCAAGCCCTGCCAAACGTCTGTCCCATGCGTTTGCTGCAATTATTTTTTCTTCGACACGTTTATCAATTTCAATAAATGAACCTTCTTTTTGCGTATCATAAGGCTTCCATTCAACGTCATCAAGTCCTTGTTCTGAACTTATAACAGCAATGCGTCCTGTTTTACCTTCCCCAACGTGGCTGATTAAAATTTCTTTTGCATTCTTTTCAGCTTCTTCTTGAGTCATTGCGCCTTTGAAAATCAACATACCGCCAAGTACCATGTTGTTTTCAAAATTGTCGATATTATATTGAGCAGCTTTGCCTTCCAAAACTTGGTAACGAAGTCCTGCTATTGACGGCGGTAAACCATAAAAATCAAGCCCGTTAACTTCATTTTTGAAATGAAACATTGTTCGCTGCAAACCATTTTCTTCTTTTGTCCAATTGCTTTCTTTATCAAGCGCATTTGGATTGTATAACGGTATTTCTTTTTCACCTTTGGTTTTAGGAATATATCCGTTGCGAGTGAAAGCTTTACTTATCACTATTGTTTTTACAATGCCTGTATCAGGGTCAACTTGACCTGCTCTGCAATACAGCATTGAATGTGTATAAATCTTAACAAATTTCGTTCCTGCAAACGTGCCACGCACAACTTCTATGAAGTGATTGCCTTGCGAAAAATATCCATCTGTTACTTCTCTTGCAATGTCAGTAATAGAGTCAGATGAATTGTTCATGCTCTTAAACCAATCAAGCAATTTTTGTTCAGGTTTTTCCTGGTCTTTTACAAATAATCCACTTCCAATTACGCACTCAACTATAGAATTGATACAAGCATTTTGAGTCGTGCTTGTCAAACGTGCTTCTAAAAGTTGAATCGGTAAATTGTCAGATGGACCAAGAAAAGGAATATATCTTTTCCCTTGTATAGAATAGCTAAAAACGTTACTGCCTGTACCATAACTAAATGGTACAGGAGCAGTAGCGTCAAGTTTTAAACTGTTATTTACGGTTATATTTGTCTGTTTGCTTTGCATTGAACTTATCCGTTTTTTCTTTTTCAGAAATTTCACCTTCAAACATGTTTAAATAGTCCTGCCTGTTGTTTGCCTTAGCAGTTTCAAAAAGCACATGAAGGTCATTGCGTTGCCCTAAAGGCAAGCCGGAACCGTTGAAACCTATTACGGTATCTTTAAATTCCGGCTTTATTTTAAGAGCCATTATTGGGCGATAAACGGAGCAAGTGCTCCCATTCCACCGGTGAACTCATAAGGCAAACGGAAATAAGTTCCTTTGAATAATAAATCACCGCCGTTGAAAGCAGAGAATTTAGCACCTGTGCTGAATTTACTTCCATCTTGCTTGAATCGGAAAGCAGGAACTTTCAAATTGTTCACATACTTTTCGCCTGCAACTTGAATTGTTCCGTCGTTATTCACCCAAACAAAAATCAAATCGCAACAAACAGAAGCGGCATCAATTTTGTTGGCAAATACAGCTAAGCTTTGTCCAAATCTTGCGGCTTTTGCTTTTATTTCGTAAGCGTATTCACTTGAAGTGCTTTCAGGATTTGACTGAGAAACATCAACAGAAAGTGAATCAATTACTGAAGTGATTTCAAAAAGCTTTTGGCCAGAAGAAGCAGGAACAACGAAGGCTACTGTTGGAGCTGTTGTATAACCTGTGCCACCGTTTGTGATTGTAACACCTGTTACTACTCCTCCGCTTATAACAGCAGTACCAGCAGCACCTGTGCCGCCACCTCCAGAAAATACAACGTTTGGTGCAGTTGTGTAACCTGTACCACCTGCTGTCACGTTTACGCTTGTTACAGCATCAGCTGTTAGTACAGCTGTACCTGTAGCACCAGAACCAGCAATCGGTCTTAACGCAACCGTTGCATAACCTGTAGCATCTCCATTAGCATCGGGAGCTCCAGGTGTAAAATCAAAGTCATTAGCATCTCCTACATAAAGAGTGCCTACACCACCCACGATAGCTGAGCATGAAGGGGTATATCCTTTTACATTACATTTTATCATTGTGATTTAAATTGTGGGCTGTGTGTTTCAACAGCCCTGGTTAATTAAAATAAACTGTCTGTCCATGCCAACACTGAGTGTTGAGGTGCAGCAACATTGGTACCGCTACGGAAGTGGATTTGACGCTTCCAAACGTTATCGTCATCACTCCACCAGATGCGCACGGCTTCATTGCGTTTAGGACCGCCACCATACGTGCTGTCTGTTTTGTACAAGAAATTGCCACGCAAAGTAAGGATTGCAGCATGTCCTTGAGTACCGCCGTTAAGCGATTTCAAAATGCCGTTCCATTTCTTCGGTTTAACTTCAATTCCGCGAACAAACAATTGAGCACGTCCGGCTTGCAATTCTGAAAGGCTGATTGTTCCAACTCCACCCATCACGTAAAAGTCGCCCAATAAATCGTACAACTTTTTGTTTACGTAAATAGCTTTATCGCTGTCATCAAAGCTATCCAAAATCTCATCTTGGTTTGCAACCATTTGATTCAGCAATGCATAAACCTGAGCAGCCGTAGGGTTGGCAGGAATTGCAATAGGTGCTGCCACGATGTTTTGCGCAACGTATTCAGCATAATGGTAGAAAATACCATTGAATTTGTTCCAGCTCCAAACACCATTGGTGTCACTTGGGCGACTAATGTCACCAAAGTATTTATTTGAATACAAATCCGCAGCCACGCCTTTTTCAAGCATAGGCAAAACCTTTTCACCAAAGATGTCAAAGTTTTGAGCGGTGTAGTCATCGAAACAGCCTTGGTAAAATTCTTCCTGGCAGTCTTCAGTTGCAGCGTAAAGCTTTTCGTCAGTGATATAACGAGCACCTAATTTTGCAACAGGTGAATAAATCAATTTACAAGTCGCATCACGGCGCTTGATTAAGTTTTGGTCGCCAAACATGTCTATGATGGGCAGGCTGTGGCGTTGGTTATCGATAATCATCCAATCACCTTCTTCATCAGAAGGCTGGGTCACATTACCGTCTTCACCTAAGATGTCGCCAAATTGAGGTTGAACGATAAGCTCATGGAATGATTTCGGGTCAACGCGAAAAGGAATAACTTGTATCATTTCTTTTTGAGTTTTATAGTTGTTTATTTTTCAACATCGAATCCGCCTGTTGTTTGGCTGTTAGCAATTTTATAAGCTGAACCGTCTTTAGCTACACCTGCAGTTGTTACAAGTGTGATGTTAACGGCAAAGCCTCTTGATGCATTCAGTGTGGCAGTGCTAAGCGCCACGTTACCTGCAGCAACATCAATGTGTCCATATACTTTTCCACCGAAGCGGTCATATACATCTACATGCATAATTTTAAAAGTATCAGGAGCAGCAATTGTGCTTGTATCTGTTACTGTAAGAGTGTTTGTGCCTGCATTATAAGAAAAAGTAGCTGAACCAACCACATCTCCTAAAGCGTTGCAACAATACCCCAAAATGTTTTGATTGTTTACACTTTGCATGGCGAATTATTTTTGCTCGTTAAAAAATGTTTTGCCACTGAATCGGTTTTTAGGATTTGAGGTAGCGGCAGTTTTACCACCTTCATCTCCTGTTGTTTTGTTGCCAATACCTTTGATGATTTCGTTTTTGAAACCTTCAAGCTCCGTTTTGTTTACAAATGTTTCGCCTAAAGTTTTCACATCATCAGCTGTGGCTTCTTCGATTGCTTTGTTAGAAATCTCCCTTACTTTTTCTTCTGTCAAAAGTTCGGGCTTCAAGGCGTTCACAATCTCGGTTGCGAAGTCCTTGGCGGCATTGTCGGGCAGTTTAACGTCCTTCTGGTTGTTGCCAAAGAACTTTTTAAACCCGTTCTCAATGGCCTGTTCAATTTTTGTCAAGTCCATTTCTGAATTTTTAATTGTGAAAGAATTATATGCGTTTAAAATCGCCATGTTTTGATAAGGCCACAATTCAGGTTTAATTGAATTGGTAAAAGTAGCCTGTTCTGTTATGTTGGAAACAAAACCATTGTCTTTAGCTTCTTGAGCTGTGAACCATGTTTCTTTGTTCATCCAACTTGCAATAGTTTCAGTTGGTTTGCCAGTGTAGTTTGCGTATAAATTCCTGATATTATCATTGAATTTACGTCCTGCTTTTACTTGATTTTCACATTGAACAATATCACCGGCAACAATCATTTGCACGTTGTGAATCATCATCATGCTGTTACTTGTCATTGAGCTATTTTTTCCCAACAACAAATACGTTGCAGCTGATGCAATTATTCCGCGCCCAGTTCTGTTGATTGTCACGCCTTTGCTTTCAAGTTGCTGCAGATAATCATGCATGGCCATAGCGTCACCTACGTGACCACCTGTGCTATTAACATACAAGTTTATTGTCTTAGCGCCTGACTGTTCTATTTGGTTACGAAATGACTTAAATGAAACAGAAGTTTCATCACCCCAGAAATTACGATAAATCTCTTGCGTTGGTGAATCAACTATGTCGCCATCGATATGAACGTCAACACTCCCATCGGCCTGATTGACCATTTGGTAGTTAAAAATTTGTAGTGCTGTCTTAATCATGGGTGTAAATTTAGATATTAAGTGCTTTCTTTTTCCTTTACGTGGATATTTCTGTATTGGTTTTTAATACAGTATTGGACTTTTGATTTGCTTATTTCTAACCTGTCAGCTATTCTTTGCATGCTATTACCGCGATTACGAAGTAAACAAACTTTGGCAGACAGTAAAGCGTCTTCGCCAATTATATTAGCAAACGTTACCCAATCTGTTGTAGCTAAGGCTTGAAGTTGAATGTCAAGCTCCGTGTTAAACTTATCGTAGTTCATCAATTAATTGTTAGGATATTTGTATTTATTTTAAAACTTTGATTATTTATCTTAAATAAAGCATCAAATGAAAAATCTTGGTATGTTGAGTATTGACTTAATTCTATAATAGGTTGAACTGTTGAATCTTTGTCACCTGAAATTTTTGAATTATAAAAGCCTTGTCCTTTTATAAAAGCATTTTCTGTTGTTTTGAAAAGTATATTTGCATTTTCATGACAAAGAAAATGGTTTACAGAATCATCAAAACAAACTATTTGAACATCATCAGTGTTCTTTATTTCAGAATATGAAACCGACTTATCAGTTGCATTTAATCTGAATATTCCTGAATGTATTCTGTTTCTTACATACGAACTATTTGACAAATTTTCTATTAACGTTCCAGAGGTTACAGAAAACACGGATGTCTTGTTGTTGCCTGTCAAATTGATAGTCACGTTTGAATTGCCAAAACAATAAACATCTGAGGTCGGGTTTGTTACAACATGAGTTCCTGTTGTAAAAATGTTATTTGTGCTTAGTATTAAAGATGGAAATTCAGAAATTAAAACGTCATCTATTATCCCTGTTCTGTATGCCCATTCTAATAAAGGTAAACCAGCGTTTGCTATATCATCAAAAGTTAATGACAACAAAATATCGTGGTATTGACCACAAACATCTACCTTAGCAGCGTTTGAAAGTATAGCATCTTTTACTTCTTGAAAAGTCATCAGTATAGTGTTTTAAAAATCTGTTTCTAATCCGAATCTACTACAATCCCAGGCTACAGCCGCTGCAGTAGCATTGTTTGTCGCCCACATAAGTCTTCCTAAAAATGCAGTATTCAATGGTAAATTAGTTGATAATGTTCCAGATGTCTCGTTTCCCGTTGACAGATTTTTCAACCTGTATGTTACTACTGTATCATTAGGTTTTGCAAATAGAATCATTTCTAAAATATCAGTAGTATTAACTGGAAAATTTGCACCTAATGCTATAATAGTAGGAGCAGTACCAGCTGTATTGTGTATTAAATTCCAGTTACCAGTGTTTGTGTTTATTGCCATCCCAATTTTAGCATCTGTTGTAACAGTTGTAGGGTCTACGTTTGTTGGTGCAGTTGTAGCAGTACTGCTTAATCCAAAGAAGGCTCTCATACCTGCTTGTAGTGTCGTAAGGGCAAATCTACACACAGCAAAAAATCCACCTAAACCGGTTGCATTTCCTCTCCAACATTCAAGATTTGCAATTCTTGTGCTTGCCAAAGCTCCAGCTGTTGCGGCGCTTGTGTTTGTAAATCTTCTCGTTTGAGTTTTTACGTTAGTAGAAGCAATTGTCGGGTTTGATATTGTTCCTACATTTGTGACTGTGCATCCTAAAACACCCACAGTTGTACCGCCACCAGGTCCTATAAGTGTCACTTGGTTGAAAAATATTCCACTTTGAAAAGGAGTGTCTACGCCACTTGGCGGTTGCCATTTAGGTAAAGTTCTTCCTCCTATGTTTTTAGTATAAATAATAAGTTTACCAGGTACACCAATAGGGTCAGTTGTTTCGACCAAAGCAAGATTGTCATTTTCTATTTCTACATTTGCCGCACCTGCTAAAGAAGTTCCACTCTTATATTGAACTTCTTTATCATTGCCACCAGGAACAGCGTCATTTCCAGGAATACCTTGAGGTCCTTGTGGACCAGTCAATCCAATTGGTCCTTGAGGTCCTATTGCCCCATCAGCACCGTCATTTCCAGGAATACCTTGAGGTCCTTGTGGACCAGTCAATCCAATTGGTCCTTGAGGTC